GTAACTTTAATCTCGCCCGGGTCGGCATCTAATTGGGCAAGTATATGATTTTTAAGTTGCATTATATCGGTGAACAGACCAAACATAGCAGTTAGTCCGCCGGGAAATTGTCTTGTACGTTCTTCTATCTTTTGATATTGCCCTGGGCTCACTACATTTTGATTAGCTTGTATCCAGTTCATAAAGTTATGTGCTACATTATGTAAGTTGCCTTCTTTAGACATAGTGTTTACATAACGATAGATTATGTTTTTAAATCCAGCAACACCAGGCAACGGACTTAAGAAATTATCAATCTCGCCGCCTTGTTGTTTAATTTTTTCTTCTACAGTTGTGATTGATTCCGTATCAACTTGCGGTTGTATTTGTGTATAGTATGGCCCTAATACAATTACTTCCCCAACTGAATCGTCGATAAATGGTGCGAAATCTTCAACAGGTTGCTGAGCTTCGTCGGCCGCGCCAAACTGTGAAAACATTCCGTGTCCAACCATCATAACACTTGCACTTTGAATACGCTGACCTAACGAAGTATCTTGTGCTATATGATAAACTGTTTTGCTTTTTTGGTTAGGATGTAAGTTATAAACGCCGTTAGCATCTGGAGTAGGGCGTTGTAAAAATAATCCATCTGCATAAAAGAACAAACTTTTATTCTTTTTTGGCTTCTTAGTGGCTTTTTCAAGCAACGGTTGTATAAAACTAAATTCTCTAGCAAACAGCTCTCGTTGTGCTTGCTCGTCTGGAGTTTTTGCACTGCCGCTTCGATTTAAAATAAAATTGTATATGCCTTGTTGGCTAGTAAATTCACTAACGTCACTTGTTCCGCTACCACCGCGTAACCAACCGTTGTGATTAGCTGTTACAAACTGATGTTGTCCTATTTCAGGGTTCCAGTACCATCCCCAATACACTTGTGGAGCACCGTCCCATTTAAGTCTCACTGCGCCAGAATTAGAACCTATTTGTTTAACATGTTCTAATGCTTTTATTGCACCGGCAGAACCGTTCATGAATGTAAGGTCTTCAAGGTGATTAAACGCCCTGCCTACTTTTTTCTTTACAGGCTCAGCATTTTCTCGAAAAAGTTCTCTTAGTAACACCTTTAATCCTTGTAAACGCCGTCGTGAATATCTTTAATAACATCTGTATGTATTTTATTACAAATGCGTTCACACATTTTCTTTTCTAAATTATCTTCTAGTTCTTTGATAGGATATTTACGAATATACAACTGATAACTTTTTTCTACAGCAGGTTTAAAGATACTGATATTTGTAGGTTGCTTTAGTTTCATGCGATCAACGCATTTGGCAATAGCTGGGTAGAAGTGACGACGATACACATCATCGTCATTGTGCATGAAATGAATTAAATCGTCGGGTAGATCGTAGTCGATTTCACGTTTGTCCGAAGTATCCTTAACAAACTTTGTGTCGTCAAAATCACGGCCCTCTAATAGTTCTTGTATGCGCATTTTTAAACTCTTTTTAATATCCGGCAGAAACCACTGCGGTTAGAGTATTTATCGCTTTAGCTTTTAACAATGCGCTCTATTTTAGCAATGGTTCCGCTTAAATGCATCTTAGCCATTAGTAAATTGTTGTCGCCTGTGATGTAGAAATGTGTTCCACCCCAGCTTCTAGCTTTTTCTAAGTCTCTAATACAGCTTTTAGTTAGTCTGCATTTTTTATTTGCAGTAGCCCATGTAATAAATCCAAGGTTTGGCTGGGAAGTTTTACCTAAAGTTACCCGAAAATCATAGTTGATTTTAGGCATAATCACAGTATTTTCTTCCAGTACTGTTCCTTTGTCTGGCTTACATATATACTTTACTTTGGATTGATCAAGTTTTGTTAACAAATCTACATGGGATTTGTTGTTTGTATAAATGCTGATCCAGGGACTTTCTACACGTAAATCTATGTCCTGCATTTTGCTCAATGCATTGGCTAGTTGTAATGCATAATCTAAATCTTCTTGGCTTTTAATAGTAGTTACTCGATGCAGGACATTTCTACTTTGCCCGTTGTCAATTGTAACTTTTCTTAGATGATTTAGTATGGTTTCTGAATCCCCACTGCGGAACCAGCTCGAGCCGGCACATACCAGCACAATTTTGTACTGGTATTTGCCTCTAAATAAGCTACGTGTAGTTTTAAATTCCATCTTCTTCTACAAGTGCCTTATCTGCTGTCTGTGTAATTGACAGCAATGGTACTTTTGGTTCTTTTGGAGTTGGTACTAACAAGAGTTTATCGTCTTGAACGCTAACGGTTAGTAATCCGCCGTTCTTCAACTCGCCAAACAGCATCATTTTAGCCAGATCTCGTTTGATTTCTTTGTCAATAACACGCTGTAAAGGACGAGCACCCATCTTAGAATCAAACCCTTTGGCCAATAACCAGTTAGTACTTTCCTTATCTAATTTGATCTTAATACCCTTTTCTTTAACCTGGGCACGTAGCTCGTCGATAAACTTGGTAACAATCTTAATCATTGTTTCCTTAGCCAGCTTATTAAATGTAACAATGCCATCTAATCGATTACGGAATTCTGGCGTAAAGAACTTCTTTAAATCCTTGTCGCTGTACTCTTTTTCTTGTGTTCCAAACCCAATAACATTCTTTTCAGCGTCTTGGGCACCGGCATTGGTAGTAAGAATAAGGATCAAGTTACGGCAATCTGCTTGTTTTCCGTTTGAACCAGTAATAAAACCGTTATCCATCATTTGCAACAACACAGTCGTTACGTCTGGATGTGATTTTTCAACTTCGTCGAACAATAAAACAGCATTCGGGTTCTCTTGGATTTGTGTAATCAGCAAGCCGGCATTCTCTTCAAAGCCAACATAACCCGGAGGGCTACCGATTAGCTTGGAAATGCTGTGCTTTTCTTGATATTCACTCATATCAAAACGCAGTAACTTAACACCCAAGTTCTTAGCAAGCGATTTTGCAGTTTCAGTCTTACCTGTTCCAGTCGGCCCCATGAATACAAAACTACCAATTGGTTTGTTTTCACTCTTGAGTCCAGCTTGCGCTACAAGAATCTTATCCACAATCTCTGTAACAGCAAGATCTTGCCCAAAGACTTCAGTTTGTAAGTTACCTTGCAATGAAGACAAGTTGCTTGACTCAGTTTCCATGATTTTTTCTTCAGGCATTTGAATCATTTTAGCAAGTTCGTATTGTATCTCGCGTTCTCCAATAGTTCGTTCATCGGCAAGTTTTAAGTTAAAACGTGAACACGCTACATCAATTAAGTCAATTGCTTTGTCTGGTAATTTCTTATCTGTTTGATACTTAACTGACAACTTGATGGCCGCATGTAATGCATCATTTCGAATTTTAACATTGTGGAATGACTCGTAATATTTCTTAATGCCTTGCAAAATACTAAACGTCATTTCTTGTGTTGGCTCGTCAACAGTGATACGTTGGAATCTACGCATCAATGCACGATCTTTTTCAAAGTGCTTGCGATATTCTTCCCATGTAGTACTTGCCACAACTTTAATATTGCCTTTGCTTAATGCTGGTTTCATCATGTTGGCAAGATCGTTAGAACTACTGCCAGCGGAACCTGCACCAGAGATCATGTGTGCCTCGTCGATAAACAAGACAGTTTTGCCTTTCTTTTGCAATGCTTTGATAACAAGTTTAAAGCGTTCTTCAAAGTCACCGCGGTATTTGCTACCGGCTAGCATAGCACTGATGTCCAAACTATAAACTTTGTATTCTTTCAAGAAGTCTGGGACTGCACCTTTAACAATATTATAGGCAAGTCCTTCGGCTATAGCCGTCTTACCTACACCAGGATCGCCTACGAGGATTACATTGTTTTTACTTCTACGCCCCAATGCCAGCGCAATGTTTTCTAATTCGTCAATTCGACCAATTACAGGATCCACTTTGTTCTTGGTAACCATATCGTTAAGATATGTGGTAAACGCAGACAGTGCCCTATCGCTTTGAGAGTCTTTTGGTGACTCTTCTTCTTGCGATTCGTCAATGTTGTTTAGATAATCGTTAAATTTATCTTTGTCAATATTTGCTTTTTGGATGTAGTATTGTGCCCAGCTACGTTTTTCGCCAACCATGGCCAAAAACACATCGGTGGGTTCAATACGCTGGCGCCCGTTAAACAAGACTTGTGTAAACGCACGATTAAGTACACGTTCAAC